TCTCTCGCGACTGCATTGATGCCATGGCTGACCGTGATTGGGTTGACGTTAATTTCCCGGTGCTGCAGCCATTCAGCGCAGCGCACATCGTCAACTTCGCTCCACGCCCGTGGGAGGCTTGAAGACTGCTCCCAAGGAAGCGCGCGCATAACCAAAATCTCCTGACGGAATTCATCGAACATCAGCGTGCCGGCAAAGACCTCGTCGTTCGACAGCGCGGTGATGACATTGGCTTCGTTGCGCTCGGGCGTGCCGGCAAGATCGAGACGGAGCTGGCGAGCCCATCGTGGTCGAACTGGCTGCCGATGGATGTCCCCTGTCGCATTCAGCCGGCGGCGCAATTCGCCGACCTGCTTCTCGAGGATGGAAACTGCGATGCCGGTGGCGATTTTGATCGCCGCCAGCACCTGACGTTCGGGCAACGGTTCCAGCCGCACCGTGACGAGTTGACCAAGCAAGGCGCCCAGCGCCGCGATATCGGGCGGCCTGGTCAGGCAGCGCGCGGCGACTTCAAATTCGGCAACGGTGACGGGCGCCGCGGAAGCAGGAAGCGGTGCCGGCTGCGACATGTTGTGCTCATAACTGGCCGCCGTTGCGCCATGACGCAGATCGTCATTGAAATCGTCGCCATGAAGCGGGTGGACGACACGGTTCGGGATGCCGGCGATGTTCAGCCGCTCCGCCAGGGCTGCGGCGGCTTGGATGCCCGCGTCACCGGCGTCGGCGAAGATGGTGATCTGCTTAATGTTGGCTGGCCATTCCCAACGCCGCAGCCCGTCGGCAGACAATGCAGCCCAGGTCGGAACATCGAAGATCGCTTGCGCCGACAACGCGGTCTCGATGCCCTCGGCGATACCGAGATGACTGTCCCCCGGCATGGGCGAGAGCCGCACCGATCCGCCGGCTATTGGACCGAGCATCTTTTTGCCGACCGGAGCCTTCCTTGAACCGCCGTCGAGCAGGAACGTGCGATGGATGCCGCCGGTTGGCTCGCCCGCGCCATCGCGCACGCGCGCCACCATGCCGGGCCAGCCGCGACGCGTGTCGAAGTCGGCCAGATCCGGATTGAACAGAAGGTCGGGCGAAGCGGGATCGTGGAGACCGCGTGCTTGCAGATAGACCGCGGCCACAGTGCCGGCGAGCGGCACGCAGCCAGCCAGGATGCGGGCGATCTCGTGACTGTGATCGGGCGCGGCCGCCGCGGGTCGCGCTGGCGCCGGCCGATCCAGCCGGGCATGGCGCGCGGCTTCCTCGAACAGCGCCGGGGGCGTGAGCCCCGTGCTGTAGTGAATTAGATCGATCGGACCTGCGCTCTCGCCGGTTGCGTGATCATATCCCCAGCCAGCACGCGGGCCACGCAGGTGAATGACACAGGAGCCCGCGTTGCGCGGTGCGCGTCCCGATAGATCGGCGCAGTGCAACGTTTTGTGGTCGGGCGACAGCCGCGCCTGCGGAAACAATTGCGGCAGCCATTCGGCTGCCGTAGCGCAGAGCCGCTCGCGGATGTCGTCGAGATCATGCCGGACCGGCGGTCGCCAGACCTCATTGAGATCGATGCAGGAGCTTTCCTCCATAACGTCGCCGATCAGTTTTCATGTGCTTGCGCGCAAAAATATCGAAGATCGTTCGAAGCCCGATTCAAATCGATTGTGAGGAAGCGCATTTCATTGGCCTTCCAGCAGCGATCCTGCCAGGCGCAAGGCGGGTGCCACTCGCCGGCGCTTCGTCCGCCGCGGCAGATAGCGGAGGTCCTGTCGGCAGCCGCGCGCGGCAGCAACTCTTCGGCCGCACTTGCGCGAACAACCTGCACGGCGCGGTCGCTCGCGCGTTGTGCGAGCGCAGCGTCGAAGGTCACGAGCTCGCAGTGGAGCTCCAGCGTGTCGCGGTTGAGCGCCGTGAACAGCGCAGGATAAGGCAGGTCGAGATAGGCCTGATAGAGCGCGATCTGCGCCGCATAGACCGGCCTTGCCACAACGACGCCGCGCTTGACCACCTCCTTCCACGAGGCGGCGCCGAGTGCCTTGTTCTCCCATAATGCCGGGAATTTCATGGCGACCGGACCGCTGACCAGGCAGCCGTCGATGTGACCGCGGAAGCGCCCGTTCAGGGCCGAGAAACCGAACTGCTGACCATCGGAGCGGGCGGTGCGCAGGTCAAACTTCGCAGCGCGCAGCCACGCGGCGACAATGTCCTCGGCGCGGTGCCCGGCCTCAAAGATGCGTAGCGTATTCGGCTCGAAGTCGCGGCCTTCGTCCTTGGGGACGCCAAGATAGTCATACTGAATCTGCCGCGGGCACTCGCGTCCAACCCCGGACGTGCCGACATAGCGTCGCGGTGGCTCAGCGCGATTGCGCTCCACAAGCGCGGCGTCGATCACAGCATTGACGGCAATGGCGACACCCGGCGGTCGGTCCGGTCGTGCATACTGGAAGCCTGATCCGTGGTTGAGGTCGATCATCAGCGCACCTAAAACGGCACATCGTCATTGAGCGTCTGACGCTGCATGGAGTCCTGGAAGCCGTCGATGCAGGCCTCGATGATGCGATCGATCTCCGCCGCGCTGCGATCATGAAAGGATGCCATCAACCCGAGCTCAGTCAACACGTCCGCGAGGAATTGGCGAGCCCCCTTGATCGCGCGCTTTTCCATGTCGGTCTTGTCGATCATGCCTTTGTTTCTCCGGGCGATAGCGCTGCCGGTGTCGAGACAACGCATTGAGCAGAATGCAAAGGTCGGGTAGCGGTCGGGGCGAAGCTGATGCGTATAGTGGAAGCCTCGCGCTTCCCGGCCGCAGATCGCACAAGCCCTCACCCCAGGAGCAGCGTCGAGAGCTTCCGCGACCCGGGCTCTTCCGGATGCTGCGCGATCCGCTGCGATGTTTTCACGATGAAGATACTGATCGCGTTCTGCGCCATTGCCTCGAGGTCGGGCAGGGTCAAGCAGCGGATGGGCTGGTGCAGGCCTCCTCTTCCTTCGAGCCATTCGCCGATCGCCTTCGCGGCCTCTCGGGTGACATGCGCCTGCCACTCATCGTCAGTCACGAGGAGACGTCCCTAGCCGTTGAGCCAGGCCGGCCCGGGCACGGCAGCACCCGGCGGTTTGGGAGTGCCCTGATTGGGCGTCCCCTGGTTGGCCCACGGCACATCGCCGGAAGCCGGGGCTGGCGCAGATGGGGCTCCCCAGGCCGGCGTCGGCGCCGCAGGTGTCTCCGCGGCCTTGCGCGGCCTGGCGTTGACGGGCTCGGGCTGCATGGTTTCGCCGCGCATAATCGCGACATATTGCGGCTCGCCCGGCAGCACGATATTGGCAAGCTTGTTCTGGTCCCGGTATTGCGGGGTCGACGCTGGCTCGATCATGATGCGCGCTGCAAACGCGATGCCATCGAGCTGCTTCAAGCCCTGGATGACACGCTTGCCTTTTGCGGCGGCACTCTCGTCCTTCGGGTCGAGCCCAAGCGCACTATCGATCATGGCGCGGAACGCGCTCTTCGAAATGTTCCAGCCCTTCGACTGTCCCTTCTCATCGAGCTTGCCGCCCGCCACCGTAAAATTCTGCCAGAATTTGCGCCGCGCATAGGGACCGGACACGATGGTGAACTCACAATCGAGCATCCTGGCGTCGCTCGTCTGTGACGCCTTGAGCAATCCGGCGTCAGCCGGCGTCGAGCCGTTCACCCCACCCGGACGGATGGTCATCTTCACCTTGGCGAAGGTGCCGTCTGGAATGAGCTCGCCAAGCGGCGCCATCTGTGGCTGGGCATCGTTGAGATCGTACATCAAGGTCTCCTTTGATCGTTTGATCGAGTTTCGGGTCAGGCGGCGCACACCTGCGACGTATTGATCTTGGCGATCAGCGCGCCGAGATCCGGCAGCTCGGTCAGATCGAGTCGACCACTGCGATCTTTCGCAGGCAGCGCATATGGGTTGCCTGCGCGACACACGAGGCGCCGTTCGCTCGCCTTCTCGTCGAGCACGTAGCTACCTTCGGCATCGCGCGAGAATAGATGTAGCGAGATCACCTGGTCGACGATGCCGGGTAGTTCGCGCCCGGCTTTCGAGCCTTCCATCTGCGGCTGCCAGATCGTGACATTAAATTCGTCGGTGACCTTTTCGAGCACGCCGACGAAGATCACTGTCTTACCGGGTGCGTGCTGGAGATGCTTGAGCGCTTGAATGACCTCGCGACCAAGCAGGCCATAGGCGCCGCGCACATCCGGTTTACCGGTGCGCTCCGAGAATGCCTCCGACTGCTGCTTGGCGTAGACCATTGCCTGCCGGGTGAGATCGGTGATGCTGTCGACGAAGATAATCGCCTTCGAAGCCAGGAACTCCTCTACCCCGCTGCCGGCGTAGGCCGAGCGCACATGCTGATGATGCTGTGCGCTGTACCAGGCGTTCGGGTCGGCTGCTGGATCGGCCCCCCCGATCAGCACCGCAAGATCGCGAAAATCAACAAAGCTGCGGATCGGAATGCTGGCACCTGGCCAATCCTGAACAGATTTCATACCGGCTTCGAGGTCGAGGCAGACCGTGTGGTCGGCAGGCAATGTCCTGAGCAGCGAAGTCTTGCCGACGCCGCTTGGCCCAAAGATCGCCAGCGAGGTTTTGT